ATGGGACTTGTAGTTTCACCCCCGACTCAAGTGCAGACGGTTATGTAGATTATGACAATCTTACAGAGGACGCTGTTATCGCTTGGGTACAGGGTGCATTAGATACAGATGCACTAGAAGCCACACTGGATGCCGACCTTGCGGAACAGGCATCTCCAACTATCCTCGTAGGGAAACCTTGGTAATGATTACAATAGATGACAAAACGTACACGGAAGATGACCTTAACAACGAACAAAAAATTAAGGTTCAACGAATGCAACAACTTCAAGGAGAGTTAGAGCAATTACTAATGAGAGCGGAAGAAGTTAAATGTCTCTTAGATGTTTATGGCTCTTCTCTAAAAGACACTTTAACTGATGACGAGAAAGAAGAGGTTATCGAGGAGTAGTCACATGACAAAGGCAAGAGATATTGCTGATGGTATTTTAAAATTAGGATATAAAACAAGCTCTGGTACTCATACAAGCAATAAGGTTTCTTCTATAACTGTATATGAAATCTTAGGCAGCCCCCAAGCATAAAGGAAAATAAACAATGGACGATGAAGATATTAAACCACGACTAGACCGCCTAACGTGGCGTGTAGACTCCCACTCAGACCAGATAAGTAAGCTACATGAACAGACAAGTGGGCTTAAAAGCGAACTGTGCCTTATTAATAAATCCTTACTGCAAATCAAATGGATAGCTGTGGGTGCGGCTGTGGTTATCTTAGGGCAGTCGTTAGGTGTCACAAGCATAATGAAAATATTAGGAGTATAATATGTTAGGAGTTACTGACTTAATAGCGGGAATCTTTAAACCCGCTGCAAAACTTATTGACGAACTCCACACCAGTGACGATGAACGCTTAAGTGCTAAAGGGCATCTTCTAGATGTCCAAGCTGCTGCCATGCAGCGTGTGTTTGACTATGAGAAAGAACAGATCAAAGGACAACACCGCATTGTGGCTAATGAAGCCAAGAGCGAACACTTTATCGTAGCTGCGTGGCGTCCAATCACAATGCTAACCTTTCTAGTGTTAGCTGTAGGCGATACCTTTGGGTTATTTGCAACACCTCTTCGTGATGAAGCATGGACTCTATTACAGCTAGGCTTAGGCGGCTATGTCGTAGGACGTAGTGGTGAAAAGATAGCTAAGGTTATGAAAGGATAGATTATGGATACTAAAATATTAGACGAACTACACGACAGTGTAGCTAAGGATTTACTAGCGAAAGTTAAATCAGGTGAAGCAACTGCATCAGAATTGTCAGTTGCAACTAAGTTCCTTAAGGATAACGGAGCTGTTCACGAGGTTGTAACGTCAGAGTCTCCTATGGCTAACTTATTGGAGGCATTACCGTTTGAGGAGATGTCCCATTGAGAAATTATAAGAAAGAATACGCAAATTACCACAGCAAGGCTAAACAAAAGAAAAGAAGAGCAGCAAGAAACCACTCAAGATCATTAATGATTAGGAAGAGGGGAGCTGCGGCTGTTGCTGGTAAGGACGTAGACCATAAGGACAGAAATCCACAGAACAAATCTACAAGTAACTTACGGATACAAAGTAAACGTAAGAACAGGAGTCGTAATGGATAAGATACCAGAGCAGTTAAAAGACTTCCGAAACTTTATGTTTATAGTTTGGAAGCACCTTAACTTGCCTGAGCCAACTCCAGTACAATATGATATGGCAGACTACATTCAGAACTGCCCTCGTAGAGCAATCATTGAAGCATTTCGCGGTGTAGGTAAGTCTTACATCACAGCAGCATTTGTCGTACACCAACTTCTACTCGATCCACAGAAGAAGTTCATGGTAGTGTCAGCATCTAAACAGAGAGCTGACGATTTTTCGACATTCACGCAACGTTTAATTCTTGAACTCCCAATATGCCGACACTTAATAGCTACAACAGAGCAAAGGTGGAGTAAGATTGCGTTTGACGTAAGACCAGCGTTGGCTAGTGGTAGCCCTTCTGTTAAGTCAGTGGGCATCACTGGTCAACTTACTGGCAGTCGGGCAGATATAATCATTGCAGATGACATTGAAGTACCAAATAACTCAATGACACAAATGATGAGAGAGAAATTAGGCGAAGCCGTTAAGGAATTTGACGCTGTTCTCAAACCTGACGGTAAAATACTCTATCTTGGTACACCTCAATGTGAAATGAGTCTTTATAATACCCTCACAGAGCGCGGATACCAAATGAGAGTGTGGACAGCACGTTACCCCTCCATAGAAGGCGCAGAAAAGGCGTATGGCAGCCGTTTAGCACCTACCCTATGGGATGCTATGCACTCAGCAGAAAGTCCCTTAGAAGGGCAACCAGTCGATCCTAAGCGATTTGATGATGATGACCTATTAGAAAGGGAATTGAGTTACGGTAGATCGGGATTTGCTTTACAGTTTATGCTCGACACAAGCTTGTCGGACATGGACAGATACCCCTTGAAGCTTTCCGATCTTATGGTGATGTCGATAGACAATGATAAAGCCCCTGAGAAGCTCGTATATGGCGTTTTCAAGGAGATTAAGGAGTTACCCAATGTGGGACTAGCGGGTGACAAATACTACGCCCCAGAATCCATTGTAGGCTCTTATATAGACTATGACGGTTCGGTGCTAGTTATTGACCCTTCAGGTAGAGGTCAGGATGAAACGGCTTATGTAGTTGTTAAGATGCTTAATGGTTACTTATATGTAGCGGATTGTTCAGGTATCCAAGGCGGATATGATGAAGTTACGCTACAGAAGTTAGCCAATATAGCGAAAGAACATAAAGTTAACATGGTACTCATTGAGAGTAACTTTGGTGACGGTATGTTTACGGAACTACTTAAGCCTTTCTTGAAAAAGACATATCCTGTAACAGTAGAAGAAGTACGACATAGCAAGCAGAAGGAACTACGTATCATTGATACACTAGAGCCTGTAATGAACCAGCACAAGCTCATCATAGACCCTAAAGTTATCCAAAAGGATTACGATAGTGTACAGCACCATCCCCCTGAGAAAGCTCAGAGGTATATGTTAACGTACCAGTTGACTCGTATAACGAAGGATAGGGGATCACTAGCGCATGACGATAGACTAGATGCACTAGCTATGGGTGTAGCCTATTGGGTAGAACAGATGGCTGCTGATGTAGAGTTGGAAATGCAAGAAAGAAAGAACGAAGCCCTAGCAAATGAATTAGATAAATTTGTTAATGGTTACAATATTAACTCAAAACCTAGACAGACAACTTGGATGTAATATGAAGAAACTATTTGTAACGCTACTAGCTACAACGACGGTACTAGCAATAGGTACAGAACTCAACAGACTCGAAAGAGACATAAATAAATTAGAATTAGAAAATAAAGGACAAGCAGATGACATTAAACATCTTAGAAGCGAAACTACAAAGCTGGGTGTCAGCATTCGTAAACTTACTGAGGAAGGGCAGGGACTTACTATTAGCAGTGAAGGAGTCCTTAAAGCAGATTTGGGAGTCATTAAAGACAAAATACAGTCGCTTCAAGACTGAGTTGAAGGATGTTTGGGATGTTCTAAAAAGCTAGGGTTTATGCGGGCTAGGAATTAGAAGCCCCATATAGGGACAGACCCCCCCCTCCCCCCCTTTACATACCTATAGTATAGCAGCAGTAGTAAATGATTAAGTATACGTTAAGGATAGTTAAAGTTAACCTTTATGTATACTTAAACTGTTGCTGAATATTGGTAAGGGATACTACCGCCAGCACCTCCTTATTATATAGATTAAGACCCCCTAGAACTTGCACTGGGCTTCGCTACCTTTGTCTAGGGGTGTCTTATTGTCTTTTCTTTCTTACAGGAGTGCCTCTACAGGCTAGTGGTAGCAAGGGCTAAATGTCATTTTCGAGAAAATAAAACTCGAAAAAGTGTAAGATGTTGACACTTTAATGGACTAAAAAATGACAGAAAAATGTGAGTGGGTATATATACGCGGTGGTCGTGGGGACTTCCCCCGATGGTAATGATAATCATTCGCATTTGGCTATCACGCGCACTGTATGGATATACAGTAGTTATGTACAGCACCACAGACAGCGCCACAGTCTAAATTTGCGGGCAGATTTTGCCAAGGTTCGCAAAGGATATAATAACCAGTGCTATAGCTTGAGGTAGCCAACACTACTGTATGTATACACAGGCTGGTTATTCGTACAGTATACTGGTTATTTATACAGTGTTTGTCTGTCTCTTGTTATCTGTTAAATCGCGCTAAGTTATTGATTTATAAGGGAAAAAAACTCCTTTAAAATCAATAACTTACAAGCGAAAATCCACCAAATCGACGATCTCAAAGAATCCGAACGGTAGCACCTAGAATGCTAAACCCGCTTAAAACGCAATAGGGAGCGTCCTAGGGGTATCCATTTTTAAAAATCACCAGTAACAGTAAATAAAAAACCCTTTAAAATCAATGGGTTACAAAATAAATGATAAAATCACCAAATAAAAAACCCTTTAAAATCAATAGGTTACAAATTGGCTATCTGTTAAAATTGCCTATAAATAAACACTATTTACAATTAATTTAATTAGTACGCTTGCAATAGGATTCTGAGCTGTGGTACAATCCGAGCATGGGCGAAAAAAACGCACCTACAATCGCAAATGCGAATCATTATCATTTACAAATTGAGGATTTTAAAATGGCAAAGTTAACCAAAAAGCAACGCCAAGAAATAGCACAATATATCAATTCAATAATGGTATCTAATATCATGATCCAAGATGGATTTGATCGGGATTTATGGCAGGATAACGAAAACGAAGCGGTGATAAAATTATTCTTAGAACATGGAATTGAGCTACCATCTTATAAACTAATAGCGCGAATAGCGGGAGTATAAAATAATGATTATCTTTAACTATCCATCAAAGAAAGAATTAAAAGCCAACATTGGTAATCGATTAAACTATATCGAAACCAGTATATTCGGCAACGAATACATACCTAATGGCGAATTGACGGGAGCTAATCGCCCTCATATTACTGGTAAAGGTCGCGAATTTTTCGCAACCGTAACCCTCAAAGATAACCTAATAATCGGAGTTAAATAGCATGACCTACTTACAAAATCATAGACGCGCACAATACCGCAACGCTTGCTTTGAGTATAGCGCGGATCAAATAAAAGCGATTAATAAGGGCGCAGATATTGACGCGCTTGAACCCACCAGAATCACGCGCTCCCAGTTAAACGCTAGAAAGCCTAACCTATACTATGTTAAATTTAAAGACGGCTTAAAACTCAATAGCGAGCCAGTGACGCTATCGAATGCCAAAGCTTTAGTTAAACAATGGAAGCCACAATTTAAAGGATTATATATTGAGTTAATCTAACCACTAGGAGACTATTATTATGTTAACACGATTCGATATGTACAACTCGGGAGCAGATTACACAGTCCGTTTTGAATGGCACGGGGGTGCAACATTCAACGTCTATGAGCAGAACAGTGTGGGCGAATGGATAGAAGTTAACTGCTTTACTCAATACGGCATAGACACGGTAAGCGATGCAGAGGAAGCTTGCTATGAGTGGATAATTGAAAACGGAGACAGCTTTTAATCGTAGTTAAGGAATAGAAAGGCGCGCTTATATGGTGCGCTTTTTTATTGTCTAAAATCTAAATGCGAATGATTCTCATTTGCATCTGTCTAAAATCTAAATGCGAATGATTCTCATTTGCATCATGATATTCCATGATAGTATTTTAGCCACAATATATAATGATAGTATTTTGCCCAGCGTGACCAAATCAGCCAATCGAGTCACGCAAACTAT